GGAATTACACGAAAGCCTGCTGGAACGGTATTATTGGAATCAGACATTGCTCGGTTCCTTGAAAACTGAGTGATGTTAAGAAGTCCGTTCCGATTTAGCAGATCGGGCGGACTTCGTTTTTGTGATAGTGGGATTATAGCAGAACTGGTAAGCAGTGGAAACCAAGACTTCAAGCCCATATTACGACATGATCCCTAAAGACCCAGTTGAGAATCTCAAGTGGAGAATTCGTTGCCGTGAGCGCGCCATTGTGGATAGAAAATTTCGTGATGCTTTGTACCAAGCCGCAATGGATGACGTGCTATTTTTCTGTGCAGCGTTTCTATGGGTTTACGAACCTCGATCCAAGGTCAAGCAAAAACCGATGGTGCCATGGGCTCACCAAGTGCCGGTGATTCTCGCCATGGACGAAACGATCTCCGAAGCAATGGATACTGAGCACCCAGTTTCATTGACGCTTAAGAAGTCTCGTGCTCAAGGCGGAACGTATGTTTATCTCGCTGTGACGATGCACAGAGCAATGAGGGAGTCAGGTTTTACAATCGGGCTTGTAACAAGAAACGAAGCACTTGTAGACTCGAAGGTTGATGACTCGGCGGTGATGTTCAAAGTCGCTTGGATGCTCGATCGACTTCCGGCGTGGATGTTGCCCGATGGCTATTCGCGCAGCATGACCGATCACGTAATAAGACTCCCGAACGATTCAGGGTGGAGCGGTTACGCTGCGACAGGTGACGTAGCTCGGGGTGGTAGAACATCCGTGTTTTGTTTCGACGAACCTGGAAGCGAAGAGTTCGTAGCTGGGAACAAGGACTATAAGATTCTCAGTTCGGTCTCGCACGTATCGAACTGCATACTGCTAATTTCGACGTTCGGTGTCGATTCCGGTGTGTTCTACGAGGCGGCAACGGACAAGGACAATCCTCGTGTCTACAGTTTGAGTTGGAAGGACAATCCCGATCACTCGAAGAACATCTACACGGTCAAGAAGGGCATAGCTGTAGCTTTGCGTCCGGAAGAACAAGAAGCAGTCACGCAGTATGTCGCTACGCATCAACGCGAAATCAAGGCGATCGAGCGCCGAGGTCACAAGATTGAAGATCACATTCAATCGCCATGGTACAACGCTCACCGACTGCTCCCTGGTGCTACGCCTCGATTCATCGCGAGAGAGCTGGATGAAGACTGCCGTGGTGCAGTCGGCAAGGTCTTTTCGACAGACCTACTCGATCGTGTGAAACGAGATCATTGCAAGCGACCAATCTGGGTTGGCAATCCTGTGTTCGATTCAGAGACGTTGAAACTGACCGGATTGATTCCGAGAGAAGATGGAGCGTTAAAGCTGTGGTTCAAACCTGGAATCGACAACTCGCCGCCGATGGGACCATTTACCGCTGGTTGCGATATTGCTTCGGGTGGCGTTAGCCAATGGGCGACAAATTCCGTTCTAACAGCATTGGACAACCGAACAGGCGAGCAAGTAGTCGAGTATGCGATCAAAGGTCTTGAACCTCGTCCGTTCGCAAGACGCTGTGTTGGACTGTGCATGTGGCTATGGAACGCGCTTCTCGGATGGGAAGATTCAGGAGCGTCTGGAGGTTTCGGCAAGGAAGTTATGGAAGTCATTTACTACGGCAATGTGTTCTTTCGAAACGTGACGCAGCTCGGTTCACAGAAGAAAAGCCGTAAACCAGGATGGCCATGCCAGGACGCGGACAAGGCTGATATGTTCGAACAATTCGCACTGGCAATGGAAGACGGAAAGTGTGTTCCTCGATCGGAAGAGATGATCGTAGAGTGCGGAGAATATGAGTGGGACGGTGGAAAAATCGTTCACGTTCCAACAAAAAACAAGGGAGCGACAGAGAAGAATCACGCCGACAGAGCAATTTCTGCGGCTGGCTGTTGGCTGGTATTTAACACCGATATTGCTTCCGATAAGATTGACACGAGCGAAGAAACTGGTCAAACTCCAGAGTACGGCAGCTTCTTGTGGCGAGAGCAACAGGAGCAGCGTGGAAAAAAACCTGGGAGCGTAGGCTACGGGATTCGAGATATTTTGCGTAACTAATAACATCTTTTTCGGAGGTAAAACCCGATGAGCGAAAGTAAGACTGAACCGAAGGTAGAGACGCTTGAAGATAAGTTCGACAAGGCATTGGGAATTCTGGTAGATCAAATCCGCTCGAACCTCAAGCCAGTTGATCAGCTTCAACAGACTCAGGCAGTGTTGAACATGGTGCATGCAAAAACACAGCTCGAACACTCCAAGATAGCAGCGGCGCAGGCCGAAGCACAACTAAAAGAGGAAAAGCCAAAAACGACGAAACAAGGGGCCGGAACGTAACACGTCCGGCAACATGAAGGCATAAGGCGGAGTAGCTATCGCTTAGAATGCCGTTAACATTCGCAGCCTTAACGGGGCCGTGACGTGAAAAAAACGTTCCGGCCCTTCGTTTTTTCTAGGCTGCAAAATGATTGATCTATCGAACAAGACGAAACGAGATAGGCTGTTAAAGGCCATCGCTTCATCGCGAAGTGCGATGGAACCGTTTCGTCGTGTTCGAAAAGAGTTGATCAAGGACTACGTTGGTTCATGGTATTCCGAATCTGGTGCGGAAAACCCAACGCTCGTCAATCTCATTAACCAGACAGCTCGCATCTACACAATCTCGCTTGCTGCCAACAATCCCCAGGTGTTGGTTTCTACTCCGCGATCTGAGTCAATCGCGTTTGCTCGCCGGTTCGAGATCAACTTGAATAAGCTGATTAGCGACATGGCGCTAGATCAGACTTTCCGCTCAATTGTTCTGGATGCGTTCTTCTGCCTTGGGTGTGGTGTCGTGATGATGCGAGACACCGACACTCGCTTTCATGGAATGCTCGAAGGAGAAGAAGATGTTTGGATTGATCCAGGGCAACCATGGTTCAATCGCGTTTCGATCGATGACTTGATTCTTGATATGCCAGCAAAGGAACTGAGCAAGATGCGGTACTGCGGACATCGCTACCGCGCAGATTACGAAAAGGTGATGAACGAGCCTGGATATTCGAAAAAAGCCAAGGCTTTGCTACGACCTACCCAAAGATCTCACCACGACTCAACAGGGGCAGCTCGCGACATTGCTTCGGAATCCGGAAGTGCCGAGGATGATGATCTAAAAGACATGGTTTGGCTAATGGACATCTGGATTGCGGAAAACAATTCAATTGTCACCATGGCTTGCGATCAAGACATCGAACCACTCATCGAACGTGATTGGACTGGTTCCCAAGCAGGACCGTACAAGTTTTTGTCGCTTGGCGATACCCCCGACAACATTATTCCTACATCGCCTGCGATCAACTTGAAGGGAATGCACGATCTCCAAAATAGACTGCATCGCAGGATGGAAGCTGATTCCGACGCTCACCGAATCGTCCAGGTATATCCTCCAGGTGCCGAAAACGACGCAAACGCGCTGCGCAATGCTGGAAGGAACGATTGGGTAAAAGGTACCAGCCCAGATCAGATCAAGCAGTTCGAGATGGGTGGAGTCGATCAGCGCGACATGGCGCTAGCGACATATCTGCAAACGACATTTGACCGCATGGCTGGCAACCTTCAGGCAATGGGCGGACTTGGAGCTCAGGCCGGAACAGTCGGGCAGGAAGAATTGATTCATGGTCAGTTGTCCAAGAACGTTGCGGACATGCGAACGTCCGTTGTCAACTTCGCAGCAACCTGCATTTTGGATCTTGGTCGGTTGATGTGGGAAGATCAGACGCTTGAACTTCAGACGTCTATGCCGGTTGGTAACAGCGGAATTCAGGTCGATTCAAGTTGGACTCCCGATTACCGCATGGGCAATTTCGAAGATTACGAATTCCGTGTTGAACCGTACTCGATGGTTTTCAAGACTCCACAGCAGCACCTTCAAGAGTATTTCCAGGTGCTACAGCAGATCGCTCCATTGTGGCCGATGTTCCAGGCATCGGGCGCTACGCTCAATGCTCAAGTGCTCGTGAAGGAAATGGCTCGACTATTGAACAAGCCGGAAATAGAGCAGTTGATCACATTCGCTATTCCGACCGAAATGCTTGGAGGCGACCAAAACACTGTTCAGTCACCAGCGCACACAACGCGGGAAACGGTTCGCAGAAACGTCGGAACTGGCGGAACTCCCGAAGCTAGGGCCAATTCTCTAATCCGCGATCTCATGGCTGGCCAGTCATCAAGCACAAATGGTCAACAAGGCGCAATGTTGCAGAGGGCACCGGCATGAAGAAGCAACCAAGAATAGATCGCTCATGTGAGCGATGCGGCACTGCGTTCGTTGCCAAGCAGAGCGATGTGGAAAAAGGTAAGGGGCGTTTTTGTAGCAGGATATGTCATGTGAAATCTCCTGAACGACCAAAAGTAGAACGTGCTTGCCAGTGGTGTGGAGCCGCTTTTCTTGTTCACCAGTGTGCTATCGATCAAGGTGGAGGTCTCTTTTGCAGTCTCAAGTGCTCATGGAAGGCAAGTAAGGTCCCACGACTAGAGCGAGATTGCAAGCAGTGTGGAAAAACGTTTTTTGTCAAGCAGGACCAAGTAGATCGAGGTAGGGGAGTTTTCTGTAGCAAAGCATGCTCCACGGAATCAAAGAAAATTGCGCCTCCGGTGAATGTTTGCGGTTGTTGCAGCAAGGTGTTCGTAGACCCAGGACGCGCCAAGCGGAAGTATTGCTCTCAGCAGTGCTATCGCAGAGCCAACACCAAGTCGGTTAAGAAGAAGCCTCTGTCGCGTGGTAACGAGTATGACAAGTGGGTTTTGGCTGTCATCCTACGAGACAAGAAGTGCGTTCGATGCGGGGCTACAGAAAACCTGCAAGCCCATCACGTAAAAACTTGGAAAAGCCATCCTGACTTGCGATACGAGGTTTCCAACGGAGTAGCGTTGTGCCCACTGTGCCATCACGCACAGCATCCATACCTGCCGCTGGAAGGTTTCGTAGAGTCAGGCGGAAAAAAGGTTCAGTATTGCGTCGTCTGTGAGACGGCGTTCTTGGTTCGGAAAAAGACTCAGAGAGTTTGCAGTCGAGAATGCGGCTGGAAACGCAAGAAGCAAAGGACACCAGCATGACGATTCACGTAAACGTCCAACTGAAGACCAATCATCCAAATGGTGATTGGCGATTTGAATGGCGACAGGTTGAAGCTCCCACACTGCGAGAGGCGATCGCGGTTGCAGAGAGAATGCCCGATGTTGCCAGATGCACTGAGGCAAGTCTCGTTCCAGGTGGAGTAGTGACGTGAACAAAGTCGTAACGAAGCACAACGGTAAGGTCGTTTCTAAGGAAGAGCTAGACAAACTCATGCCTCCAAAGCCAGATTGGCTTGAAGGTCCAGCAATGACCGCCAACACCTACACCGAAACAGACCCGCTGATTTCCGAGGGCGCTGGAGTGCATCGCACACAAGTTGGTGAAGCAAGAGAAATGATTCGCCGACACAACATTCCAGGCGCTCAAGTTCTCGAAAACGGACAGGTTCGATTTACGAGTCGTAGGGGCAGAAGCGAGTTCCTAAAACGTCGTGGCTTACATGACAACGACGGAGGGTACTCGGACTAGTTCGAGACTCACAACACAATTCACGGAGAAAAACACAATGGCATTGGCAGACATTACCCAAGCAACACCAGATACGAGTTCTGCGGAAATCAAAGAGTTCGTTGATCAAATGGTTTCCGAGATCGAACAGGATCGCAAGGGCGAATCCAGTGGTAAGTCTGATGCGCAAATTGTGAGCGAACAGGCAGGCATTAAGCAGCCTGAGGACAAACTCAAAGAAACAACTGCCGAGAAAAATTCCGGCAGCACTACCGCCACTGACGATGGCGAGGATACCGGCGACTCAGAGGAAAGCCTTGAGTGGCTTACCGATGATGTTAAAGCCGAGGCAGCCGCGTATGGAATTGATGAATCGGAACTAGCCGATTTCACCAGCCGCGAGGAGTTGGATCGGGCATTTCGACTATTTGACAGGACTGCACTTGAAGCCGGTCGCAAGGCATTGGCTAAAGGTGACGAAGCTGGCACAGCTCGCAATGAGAAGGGTCAGTTTGCCAAACAGGAAACGCCAAAGGCTGACGAGTCCAAGGTGGAAACACCAAAGGAAGGTCGGTATGAAGTTCAGTTGGACCCTGAAGTTTACGATGAAGGAATCATTGGTGAGTTGACGCGAATGCGCGACCACTATGAATCTCGCTTGGGGGTTTTCGAATCCTACCTAGCAGAGCAACAGGCTGTCGCTGCCGAACGGCAATTCGACAAACTGGTTGATTCTCTTGATCACTCCGATCTGTTCGGAGTCACAGACAAGGAAACTGTCGAGGAAAAGCAGCGTCGAGAAAACCTGTTTGAAGAGGTCACTACCTACTTGGCAGGTCGCAAGGCACTGGGACGCCCAGCAGAACTGAACGAAACTGTAGTTCGTCGTATTACCCAATCACTCTTTGCTGAGGAACTGGGTAAGAAACTAATCAAAGCAAAAACACGCCAACTCTCAAAGCAGAGCGATCGTCGAATGGGTGGAAGTCCAACGAAGCCTCAACAGCCTTCGGAAGATCCACGCGATCAATTCGACAGACTCTACGATCAGATAAGTCGGCAAAGCAAATAAGGATTGTCCATTATGGGACTAAGCATTGACCAAATTGATGACTTCGTAAACTCGATTCACCAGAAGTTCGCCGGTGAAGACATGCTGGCGGCGCAAGACATTTCTTTGCCGCTGCAAGAGTACAAGTACGCCTCACGTCTTTTCAGTGGAAACCTGGAAAAGGACACCATGAGCACGTCACAGTGCAAGTGGAAAGTGAAGGTCGCGACTAACGACAACTTCCAGGTTGTCGGACTGTACCACCGCGATTCGTCCAGCCGAATCAACACGCTAAGTGAAGGTTCGCTGAAGTGGGGTCTAACGACCAATAACTATCATTATGATATTGACGAAGAGATCTTCCAAACTGGCGGAAAGCAGATCTACGATTATCTCAAGGCTATGGAAACGGACTTGATGACATCGTTCTACACCGGGATGGAAGATCTGATGTTCGGACCTGGACCATCCGGTCCAACAGTCAATCCATTTCCTCCGGTATCGCTTTTGTGGTGGATCACCGCGACCGACGATTCGACATCCGAAAACAACTCGGAAGAAGGATTCGATGGTTACGCTCCAGTCGGATGGGGATCCAACGGAGTCGGCGGAATCGATCCAACGGTTTACGACCAATGGCGCAACCGAACGTTCCCATACCAGAACGTCGATCGAGAGGACTTTGTGGAAAAGGTCATCAACTCGATGGACCTGTGCCAGTTCACTCCACCTGTGGAGCGAAAGGACATCGTCAGTCAGAAGCGACACGACTGGGAATTGCTGACTACTCACAGCCGCGTAGCTGCTTGTCGTCGATTGCTCCAGTTGGGCAATGACAACATCGGCGACGATATGGCTGCACACAGCGGTACGCCTTACATCCGTGGCGTCCCACTGACTTGGGTTCCAGCATGGACAAACGCATCGAGCATGAATGCTCGAACAGACGGCGTGGTTCTTGGCATCAACTGGGCAACGTTCAAGGCTTACTATGCGGCTGGTCGCCAAATGCGAAAGCGAAAGGCATTCCAGCACCCAGAAATGTCCAATGTTCGCGTTCGCTGCATGGACGACTCGGTCCAAATGGTTTGCTTCAATCGTCGCGCTAACTTCCGTGGCTACTGCACCAACACCGTAACTGAAACTGCGTAAGGCATGTCTACAATTGTAGACATCTTCTGAAAGCAAACGTCTTTGGCGGGTGAGACGATATAAACCCCACCCGCCATTTTTCGATTCAGGGAAAAACGCCCATCCTTAGCTGGGACAAATCCCTCTCATACCAAAGGAGTGCATAATGCACGTAACTCAAGAAGACATGGCAACACGACTGTTCTCGCCGCGAGTATGGCGAGGGTTTGCTCCTCCAAACGCTTTTTCTCCACATGGAAGCGTAGCAACTGGAGCAAGTGGAAATCAGGCGTTCGGTTTCTTTGACGACTTTTTGACGTTCACCGAAACAACGCTGGATGGTCCTTACGCGATTCTTAAGGGAACGGGATGTACAGCTTCCAAGGTTGCTGATACTGCTGCTGCCAAGGGAATTCTAAGCATGACGCTCGATGGAAACGCTGACAACGATGAATGCGTTCTTAAGTGGGGCTCGACTCTGTCGGCGCCGTTCTATTTGGCAAACAATGACTTGGCATTCGAATGCTGCCTCGCCATTTCGTCGATCGCTGCTTCCAAGCACGACATTGCTGTCGGACTCGGACAAGCGGACATGATCACGACCGACTTGCTATTTGGTGACACTTCCGGATTGGCAGATAAGAACTTTGCCGGTTTCGTGAAGCTAGCCGCCGCGGCCGGTGTGTTCGACGGAGCTTACAAGGCTGACGGTCAAACGTACCAAGACGGTGCGACTAAGACCAAGCTGAACGACTTGGCTACGTTCACCGCGAGCGTTACCACCTATGTCAAACTTGGATTGCGATTCCGCGCTAATCCACGAACGATCGAGTGGTATGTCAATGGTGTGATGCCTGGAGGTCAAATCACTCCCGCTCGATTGACTGCGAGTGAAATCGACGCAGCAACATTCCCAGACGACGCGTTCTTGGCTCCGATCATCGGAATCAAGGATCAAGCTGGCGATACGGCGCTGAACGTCCAAGTCGATTGGTGGGCTTGCGCTCAGTACGAGTAACACCTGATTACTTGGGGGAGGCGAGAATGCTGCTCGCCTCCCCTGGGCAGGAATTCACAAGCCAGGGCTAAACCAATGACTAGCACTCAGGTCAGTTTCACTATATTGCAAGAGCGTGTCGGACATTACTTGTTCGGCATTCGAACTGGCTTTTCGTCCGATCAGCAATCTGACATTGGCGATTGCCTGAACGATGGACTGCGCCGAGTGTATGCAGCTCACAACTGGTCATTTCTTCGTCCATTGGCAGACGTTACAACGACCGCTCCTTATGCAACTGGAACCGTCACAATTGCATCGGGAGTCGTAACGCTTACCGGAGGAACATTCCCGTCGTGGGCTGCTTCGGGAGTGTTGAAGGTCAGTAACCGATACTACTCGGTGGCTAGTCGTGGAAGCGACACTCAAATCACGCTTGACGATACAAGTGTTACTGTCGCATCGGCAGCCAGTTTTCAGTTGGCTCGACCAGAAATAGCGTTGGATGCTACGTTCGATTCCGTTTCAAACGACAGCGATCTGACTTACTACCCAAGCGCAGAATCGTGGTATCCGCCAGTCAAGTGGAGACACGATGCAACTATTCGGCATTTAGAAGGAACGAACCCAGAGTTTGATCGTCCGGTGTTCTACTCGGTTCGAACTGTAACGTTTGATCCAACGGTAGGAAGTCGAAAGGTGCTGGCGCTATACCCAGCACCCGACAAGGTTTACACACTTCGCGTTCCGATGATTCTGAGACCAGTTCTACTTGACGCTGTGAATCTCTATCCGATCGGCGGAGAAGTTTTAGCCCAAGTCATGCTCGAAGCCTGTTTTGCAGCAGCCGAGCACAGCTTCGAGGAACGGGAACACGTCCATGAAAAACGGTACATGGAACTGATTGGACTAGCAATTCGTGAAGATCAAGAACGTAGCTCGCCAACGTCACTTGGGTCAGACAATCCACGTAGCGAACGAAGGCAGTTCGGCGTACTTGACTATTCCTATCGCCTTCGTGAACAACGAATCGGCGGACTGACACTTGACGGCGATGCACTGTAACCAAACGAGACAATTATGTTTTCATCATCTAAGATCGACATTGTTACCAATTCCAGCGGTGCCGCGACTGTTCATCTAACCCATGGACCTAATCGCAAGCTCAATGGGTTCCTGGTCTGCATCAAGTACACTCCAGGAAACATCGATACCGGAGCTGACCTAACTATCACAGGCGAGGAAAGCGGAATTCCTATTCTGACCAAAGCAAACGCAGGCACCAGCACCGTGTTTTACTATCCGCGTGCATTGCTCAATGCAGTAGCAGATGGAGCAGAAGCCACCAATGCCAGTGAATTCATTCCGATCAAGGACGAGCGAATCCAGGTTGTCGTCGCCAACGGAGGCGATACAAAGACTGGTTCGATCGAGGTCATCTTGATCAACAATCCTCCGTACTAGTGTTTTTTCTCCTTTAGGACGTAGGCCGTCCCCGAACCATTTTTGAAAGGGTCTTTCCGTGTCACCACACAGAGTTTTACGAGATTTGTTGTCTGCATTCAGTGATGTAGGTCCAGGGCGTGTTGCAGTTGCAGCAACAGCGACCGGAGTAGCACTGGAGGAAAACAAGCTGATTCAGTTTGTTACCCCAACATGGGGCGCTGCGGATAACATTATCATCCTCCCAAGTCCGCAACCTGGAAAAATCGTCATTATTGCTGGCGCTGCCACTGGCGGTGAAGTACGATCAAGCGACCCTGCAACGATCGCCATCAATGGTGGATCCGGAGCGGGTGCCGAATCTGCTGTTTCTGCCAACATGATGGTTATCGCCATCTGTGAGTCATCGACAAGCTGGAAGGGATTCACCATTGCTTCCAATGGAACCATTGCAGCACTTCAAGTAGCAGCAGCGTAAGAAGGTATGACGTGGCGACCAAGGAAACATGCGCACTGGCGAGCTTTTTCGCGGCCTGTTTAGGACTTGTCCTTTACAGGTTCCGTCAGTGCGCGTTCTATGGACCAGCCACGATTAATACGGTTCTGAAGTGTCTTATAGTGCAGTCCGTATTCGGTAGCCCAGTCTGCAAGGCACTGTGTTCTATCAAATGCTGTGATAAGTCTATTCGAACGCTTGTTCCTGGTCTGTTCTTTCCAAGTAGCCCACTTGCAGTTGTCCTTGGAATAACCGAGAGAATTGTCTTTTCGCTCCAGGGTATGTTTTGGAGATGGTCTACTTCCCATGTCGGAATAAAACGCCTCAAAAGAATCCCACTCAGCGCAAATAGTAATACCGCGTTCGCCGTAGTCGGCGTGTTGTTTGTGCGAAGAATTGTTACATCGCTGTCGCATCCCATGCCATACTTCGTACTCTGGCGTTCTGCTGTGTCCATGTGTAGTCCTGCGACATCGAGTACAGCAACTACTCCTTCCTCGCCTCATGGCTGGACCAGGGACGGTGGATCGTTGCCCGCAGTCGCAAACGACGTTCCAGTATGTAAGCGGTGGGTTATGCCCGACTGCTTCGTTTATGACTGTCCACTTACCAAACCTTTGTCCAGTAAGATCTATGAATCGGTGATTGCGACGATTAGAATTGCTGTCAGCCATGATTTCGTTCCTCAGAAACAAGTTGTGGTTAGATCAGCCATGACGCTACAACGTCCTGGCTGTTCGCATTTTAGCACATTGTCACTGGAGGACAAAGCCAATGGCAGTTAAAGAGCTAGTCTGGCCCAATGGAGTAAATAGGGGCTTGTCGCTCCGTCAGGAGGTCGGTAAGCGAGAGCAATACACAGCGCCGTGGAGTTTGAATGTCCGTACCCAGGAAAGCCTTACGGGTCGCCTACGCGGCGGCTCGTGGACTCCTCCCGATTCAACAACGACCGTAGGTGTTGTTCACAGTAGCGGCTATGTTGTTGCGACGCCTGGATCAAGTGCGCCAGGTTCTAGCAGCAACGCAGACTGCATCTATCGAGATCGATTCATTCGACCAGTCAATCAAGCGATCTATGCCAGTAGGCTAGGAAGCTACACTGATTGGTCATTGAAGTCTGACATAAGCGATGCTACTCGTCCATTTGTGATGCAACTATCAGAAGCGGGCGAGCTCGGCGGAAACATCGTAGCGATGATTCCGCACAAGGATGCGTACATGCTGGCGGCGACCAGCGATTCATTGTGGGTTGTTCGAGGAGATCCAACCTTAGAGGGAGGACTACAGAACATTTCACGAGATGTGGGAATGGTCGGTCCAAGGGCGTGGTGCCGTGATCATCTCGATCGCTACTACTTCCTGTCTTCTCATGGACTGTACACCGTCTCGGCAAGCGGGGATGGCGTTCAAGCATTGTCCGAAGACATTATCCCGGAACAGTTAACAGGCGTCACGGATGCAAACACGGTGCTGGAGTATGACCATGCAACGCGCAGTGTTCGCATTTACATTCCGACAGCGGCGGTTTCCTGGTTGTTCGAAACGGAGCGCCAAGCGTTCTGGCCGTTCAAGGTCGGCTACGCTGGATCGCATATTGCGATAGGTCCGCTACGGATGAATGACGGTTCAACATTCGGACGGCTGCTAATGATGCACGGCATAACAGCGGCTAGCAGTGCGAATGTGACATGGCGTGTTCTGGTCGGTGAAACAGCGGAAGAGGTCAGCGCAAACGCTAAGGCGGCTATTGAAGCATTGGTAGCTTCAGGTTCACCAACGAACATTCACAGCAGTGGAACATGGACGGCTGGCGTCAATCATCGAAGCTACCCGCGTGCCAGGGGATTGTTCATGATCCTACTTCTTTCCTCTGCTGGAGCGTGGGGATGGGAAGGTGCTGTTTGCGTTACTGAACCAAGCGGAAAGTGGAGATAAGACATGCCAGAACAAGACATCCCGATAGTACCAGAACAGGATCTTAGTTACGGCGATCCAGCGATCAATGAGCCATTGATTCTGCCGCCAATTACTAACCCATACCTAAGTGTATGGTGGGCAACGCAGACTGTTTCCAACGTCCCTGAAAACGTCATGGGCTGGCTGGTCGCGCAAGGGTACGAAGTAACTGGCATCACTCAAGACAATACGACCGTTCCACCGACCAACTACTTTTCGGTGACTCGGGAGGGAATGAAGCCCCAGCTCGTACTGCTGAATCTGTGCAACAGCTATACCGTCGCTGCCAATGAAGCGAGGGAAGCTAATCAGATTCGGTACAATCAGGTGATTCATAACTGGGCTGGGATGATCGAAACTTCGCACGATCATTTCGATGCGCAGACAGCAGAGCAGAACGTACAGTCTGGGATGTTCCTGACCGACCTAGACGACTACATGAATGCAATTGATACACTCATTGCAGAAAATCAAACGCAACTTGGGCTCGATGCGGCAGAGGCAAAAGTCGCTTTGTTGGTGATGGATTCCCGGTTGACTGAACTGGAAACAAATGCGGCGGACAGTGCAGCCACGATCGAAGACTTGCTGACTGAGCAAGAGACTAGCTTACAGACATACATCACCGACTACGACGCTCGACTAGCTGAATTGCAGCAGAACGTTACTGACCACATTGCCACGGTGCTGAGTGAAGTAAGTTCACTCGGAACAGTGTTAGATGATCATGTTACTGATTATGCCCAGCAATTTGATACTCTCTTGGCTAACTACAACTTCCATGTGTCAGACATCGACGGATTGTTGGCAAACGTCGCCGATATCGTAGCCACATACGTTTCCGATGTAGCGAACATCCTGACAGCGCTAGGTACCGACT